TCCCGGTTATCCGGGTAAAAGCAAGCCGGGGCACGATCCCCGGTGTAAGCCTGTCTTACTTGCTAAATTTAACAATATGGTAAATTATATCAAAAGAATGGCTTAATGCTCTTGCCTGTGTGTCTAACCATTCCTCTGATCTGTTTGGTTTGTTCTCGCCGCCGCAAACCTTTTTTAACTCAGACGGGCAACAGAGACGTTCTGCAATGTCACAGTCATATATCAGAGAGCAGCCGCCCCAACTGTACTGTTTCCAGTCAGCGGCGCCATTCAGTAAAAGGCTTTTTAACTCTGTTTTGTCCTGCGGGATCTCTTCAACTTCCAGAGCTTCTACAAGCTCATAAGCATAGATCTTTACACCTTTATTCCATGCGCTTCTTGCCTTGCTGTTGTTGATTGCTTCTAATAATTCATTCTTTCTCATATTGCTTTTACCTTTTCACCCGTGTTATAATATGGGTGCCTTTCTTTTTGGGTGCCGGTGTTCGCTTGGTAGGTGTCACCGGCTTTATTTATTTGTTGAGATAACTATATCACACAAAATTATAAATTGCAATACATAATTGCATAAAAATTAAAATAAATATTGTAATAATAATATTAATGTTAATTGTTGCAATATTGCAATTATAATGTTACAATAATTGCAAGCAGATATTGCGGTTATAAATTGCAATACATAATATAATAGGAGGGCAAAAATGAAAACACCTGAACAAATAGCAGCAAACGCAAGAGAGAGAGCAAGACGGCAGAACGAAAAAGCAAAAGAAAATTGGGATATAATCTCTTGCAGATTACCAAAAGGAACGAAAGACCGCATTGCAGATTTAGGACTTACCGCAAATGGTGTAATAAATACGGCTGTATTGGCTTATTTAGACACTTTGGAGAGCCAAGCGGAGAATTTACCGCAAGAGCCGGAAAAGACCGCAGAAAAGGAAAATACAGAGCGCACAGAGGTAGAAGAAAAGGTTGCATTGATGCAAGCAAATGAAAGATTGCATCAGCTCCAGGAGCAGAGGAGAGCAGAACGGAAAGCATCGGAGCAACCGCAAGTTGTAGGCGCTGAGGAATTTTTAAAAAATATCAATAAATAATTGCAATAATCTATTGACATGTTATATAGCATGATATATAATCAAGATACAAACAAACGAAAGGAGCGAACGAAATGACAGGAACACCGGAACAGATCACAGCAAAGAAAGCCGCCCGGATCGTATCGACTTGTAGAGCGTTTTTCCCGTGGTATGAACCGCAGATAAAAGACAAATTCGAGCGGCAAGCGTGGGAAGAGTTAAAAGCCAAAGTTATCCCAGAGGTGGAAAGCTACACAGATGCTGCACAACTGATAGCGGATCGGCAGAAATTTGCAGACAAAACGTTGCTGCAAAAACTATTTATTAGGGCGTGTAGTCTTCGTTCACTGGATCCGGAATACCACAGAAATTTGGTACAGAAAAAGAAACAATTAGAGGACGAGCGCTGGAACCGATTACAGGACAGGCGGAAAAGATACAGTACATATTGTTAAAAACGAAAGGTTAAAAGGTGGCAAAAATGAGAAAAACAGTAGTAAACGAGTATGGAGTAAACATTGATTATGATTTGTCGGTATCTTTTATGGATGATGATTTGCGAGAGGAGATACACGGAGATCTTGCACCGTGCACAGATCAGCAATTTTTTGATGAGTATGTAAAACGACACGAGCAAAAATTCAACGAGGTTTGGGAGCTGGCAAAAGAAAACCCGTGCTATTAAATATTCAGCGGAGCGCAAAGGCTCCGCTTTTTTGCATTGGAGTAAAAAAATGAAAGATAATGTACTACCGAGAATTTGTAAAACGTGCGGAATTAGCTTTTTTGGTGGCCCGAGGGCGTTTTACTGTCCTGAATGCAGACAGGAACGAAAAAAAGAACAAAGCAAAAGATATAAAGAGCGCAACAAGAATGGATCTACAACTCCGCTTGGGTCTATTATACAGTGCGAGTCTTGCGGATGCGATATAATTAAGCGCAGCGGCTTGCAAAGATTTTGCAAGCAATGTGCAAAAAAACATTTAAAAATAATTGATAATCAACAATCTTTAGATTGGAATAAAAATAATCAAGTAAAAGTAAAAAAATCAAAAAAATTATACAACGATAAAAAGCAAGCAACCGGAATACATAAAAATAGCGGCATCCCTGGTGTTAATTGGGACACTGTAAAAAATAAATGGATTGCTTGCGTATCTGTTAATCATAGACAAATTAAAATTGTGACCACATCAAATATAAATGTTGCAAAATCGGCAAGAGAGGAGGCACAAAAAGCAAAAGAATCCGGACTATTAACAGATGATTTTATAAACATATTAAAATCAAAATATCGTAATCTATAAGCAGGTGTAACAGCCTGCTTTTCTTGATCTATTTTCACTGTGATATTTTAACGTGATAAATTTTGTAGACAAATTGTAGACATTTTGTAGACGCAGATTAAATAAGATTAGAGTAAATAAAAAGAGATTAAATAAAATAAAAATAAATAAGAGCAGAAAGACATTGTATAACCAAGTATATATAAATACTAGAGCCGACCGGCTGCCACCATGTCCCCATCTGCAAAAATCACCTATCTGTCTGTCAAAAAATCCCATTTGTCAAATTTAACCGGATGATATTTTTTAAGCATATGATTTTTATATACTCAGGATCACCGGCAGACATACCACAATAACAAATTGTCAAATGCGCAAAAGGTTGTGATATTATGTTGTGGATTTATAAATAGGTCTTATGGTATGATAAAAGCAGTTAGGGAGCCGACGTTAATACGGTGCGAGTGACAGCGGTACAAATCCAACCCCCCTGGATATGCAGCCGCCCAGATTGTAACCAAGACCACCGGAGCCGACAGACCGGAACCGATTAGAAGTCACTAGCTGATCACTTTTGTAAATTTATGTTTTTTACCTAATCTGTGGAGGAGATAAAAAAACATGGGTCTATTAAGTGAGGATTAGTGATTTTTTTATTGCAGATTTTCAGGAGGTGTAGAGCGGTGCAGGACGTCAGAGAGATTCCAAACATTGACGAGATAAAAAAAAATATCCGTAAATACTTTGACGATTATTGTGCGGCTTATGGCATCGATGACATGAGATCACAACGGCAACCGGTTTTTAATGGAGCCATGCAATATATATATAATAATTATATAAGACCTAGCAATGTATTAAAAGATATACCCCAAAACGTAGTGGATAATAGTATCAACCAAATGCTAACTAACTACAATGCGTACAACATAGATCTGTTGTATGAGGTTTATTTATATCTTAGGGAGTTAGCTAATGCTTATGATATGACTGCTACAGCTGATACATTTAAGATATTAACAGGGATATCTAAACAGGCTTTAAGTGCCTGGAGGACTAAATCAAGTGCATCGAGCATGGACGAGGCCAGAAAAGCTTTTGTAAATTGGTTAGATGATGCAGATTGTGATCAGCTTGTTGCTTTTAATCTGCGGAATGCGCTGGGAGCAACGGAACGATTAAACAACGACCACGGGCGGAAACAGACCACACAGCAAGAGATTGTACACAAGATAACCAGGACAGCCGACCAACTTCCGCGATTAGACACAAATTTTGGACAAAATACATCAATGTTGACCGATTCCGGAGCGTATTACAGTGACAACACAGATGCAAATAAGTAGCAACAAGCACGGAAACGTGCGGAAATATGGGATAGTTAAGGACGTGTCAATAAAGACTGCGCGAAGCACGAATTTTGCGCATAGTTGAAATATGTTGGTGATGATGGGGGAGGGGGTTTATAGAAATTCGGAAACCCGCCCTACTAAGTACAGTAAACTACCCAAAAAATAAAAAGGCTTCGACAGGAGGTGATACTAACATGGAGTTATCTTACACACAAAACAAATTGCAATTTAACAGACCGTCATTTAAGGACGAACTTAAAGATAAGCTTGGAACAGTTTGCTGTAACTGTGGAAGTAATTTGGATGTAGAGTATCACCATGTAGTGCCTTTGGCATTGGGAGGAACAAACAATATAGGGAACATTGTACCTCTTTGCCATGTTTGCCATCAAATTGCACATGGATCATTAAACATAAGGGTCATAAAAAGAGCGGAGAAAACAGGAAGACCTAAAATGTTGCCGGTATCAAACTATTTAGAAATTTTAGATGAGTACAAAACTGGAAAGATAGGTCGAAAAGAATGTGAGCAAAAGCTAAACCTTTCCGGTGGAAATAAGCTGTCTGACAAGTGGTACTACAAAGAATACCTGAGGGACAATCACATCAAGGTTATAAAGAACCGAGTAGATATGCTTAGTATTCCAAAGTGCCAGAAAGTAGATCATTCGGCAGAACCGATTGCGAGAGTGATTTACGATGACGGACGGGAAGAAAAATTTTACAGAGAGTGTGGATGATTTTTAAAAAATCTCAAAAACAAAAAAGACCCTTAGGAGGTGTACCACATGATTTTCATTTACATAGTTTTAGCATGGATACTGTTTCAATTACATGC